AAGAAGTTATAACTAATTCTAATTTAGTACCTGGTGTTAAATTAAAAACAGTAGGTATAGTAGCTTCAGTAGGATAACCAGAAGCATTAGTACCATTAATGTATTTTAAACCAGTTATTTGAGATCCTGAAGTTGTTATTATTGATCCTGTAGATAAAGCTAATAACCCACCAAATGATCCTGTTATAGAATTTCCTTGAGTTAATATTGTTCCACCTGTATTTATAGGTACATTTATTGCCATTTTCTTATTTTTTAAACATTGTTATTAAATCATCGATATAATCATTAGCTAAATCAGTACCATACACAATTCCATAACTTGGTTTTTGTTGGTATGTTGTTATAGTATCTTGTTTAGCTCTTTGCATTAAAGGTATTAAAACATTTAATTTTTTCTCTAAAGTATTAAACCCATTAATTCTATTCTTAATAAATTCTTTTAATTTAGGATCTTGGGTTTGAACACTATCTAAATAATTATCAACATTAAACTCAGATTCACTTAATATTTCAGTCCATAAATGTTTAACTTCAATACCTTTAGCTTGTTTATTTAATGCTTTTTGATTAACTGGTTTGTAACCAAGTTTATAGTAATATATATTTTTAGTACCTTTAGCTGTAGTATTTTTATTAAATGCAAAAGGTGTAGCATAATTTTCACCCTGTCCTGGAGTAAAACTTGCTCCAGTACCTGTCATTGATGATTCTTTGACTTTTTTATTTAATTTATACTGATAATTAGCCATGTACTTTAGTTAATTCTTCTAAAAGTTCATAATATTGTAACAAATTAACTAAATCATCATTTTTTATTTTATGGCTCTTATCCATTAATGGTAAGATATTAACGACTTCATTAATTTTAATTTGTACTGCTTTATCTGTAACTTTTTTATTGATAACTAATAAACTTTTTTTAATTTCATTTACTTTAGTATTATAAAAATCTTTCAATTTAGGTTCACTATCAACACTATTGATAAATTCTTTCAATACTACTTTTTGATTATCATTTAAATTAATATATTTGCTGTTGAATTTTTCTAACATCATTCTATAAGCTAAATTTCTTATATCATGATCATATGTTTCAAATTCATTCAATACATTATCTTTAACTATTTGTTCATCTACTTTAGTTGATGTTAAAAATTCTAATAATATTAATTTATTATCAATAATATTATCTGGATTTTTAAATAGTTCGTTATTGTATGTTTCTATTAAAGAATATAAAGCTGCTTGTGCTCTATAATTAGGAAGTTTAATTTTAAAAAATTCTTCCAAATCATAATGCTCTTTAATTTCTTTAATTAAATTATATTTTTGTCTTTTTAATGTAGATCTATTTAAAGTCTTAGAACTTTCTACAATAGTATTAATGATAATTTCAGCTTTAGACTCGCTTAATTTTGTCTTTTTAAATAAAGTTTCATATAACTTATATTCTTTACCTAACTCAGTCTTAACAAAATATTTTTTTAATATATTGGCAGCTTTAGGAGTTTTCCCAGATAAAGTATCAGCAGTAATTTGTCTTACTAATAATTCAAACAAAATGCCTGTATTCTTATATTTTGAGTGTTTAACTGTCATCAATTTGCAGTTTTATTATAAATATATATGGATTCTTATTCTTTAATTTTAGATTCATCTAATAATGATTCTTTTTTCTCTTCCTTCTTAAAGAGGATTTGCTTTTTAGCCTCTTCAAGTAAAGTTTTATTTTTTAAGAATTCAGTTTTAGTTGATTCCAAAGCTAAAGGTGATCCACCCTTAAATGATGATTTTAAACCTGGTTGGTCATCACGTTTCATATCAGCAACACCTAATCTATCTCTACCTAAAGGATCATTTTGTGTGTTAATATTACTAGCTTTTTCTTGAGGTCTACCTAATTTAATATCTTCACCATATCCATCAGGTACATTTTCTGAGTTGGCAGCGTATCTTCCTTTACCATACAAATAAGCTAAATCATGTGGTGTACCATATGAACGACCAGATTCTACTGGGTCATTACCTTCATTTTCAATTTGTTTATATCTAAAGTCTCGTTTTTGGTCTTGGATGATTAAATCTCTATATTCATCATATTGATCTTCACTTAAATGGAAAATATTATCATAAATCCAATCAGATGGTAATAATTTTTTCTCTAAAATACTTCCAGCTAAATCAACTTTTTCCTTCATTAAAGCAATACGTTCTTGATCATAGATAATTGAAGGAGTAGTCATTGATAATTCAAAATTAGTCAAATTATCTCCATCATAACCCTGAACGTATAAGTGAATTAAAGCTATTTTGTATAATTCAGATAATATAATTCTTTGAATCCTATCAATAGTACGAGCAAATCTAATATCTTCAGCAGCTAATGTTGCTTTACCTTGTAAATTTTCATCATAACCCATAAAAGCTTTAGGTACTTTTAAGGCTGCGAATAATTTATCTCTTAAATAATTAACGTCTTGAATACCATCATAATTTAATCCTGCCGCTGTATCAATTTTAGTTGAGGCATCATTACCACGAACTGGAATGTAGTAATCTTCTAACATGTTTTGCATGTTATATTTTAAGTTATACTCACCAGTTTGTTGATCTACTAACGGAGTACGTTTCATTGTAGAAATTGTTTTCTGCATGAAATTCTCTACTTCATTTGGTGGTATTGATCCAACATTAATATAGAAAATACGACGATCTGGAGCTCTTACAATACGATGAATTAACATCGCATCTTCCATTAATGTATATTGTTTAAATAATTTACGAGCAGGTTCAATATAAGAACGACCATATGGTAAAAAGTTCACATCAGTTAATAAACGGAAGTGAGCCATTTCATAATTATCAAAATAGACACCATTATCTTTACCAAATGATTTATTTATACCATAATAACCATCACCACCTCCTCCACCAATCAAACCATCAGGTGAAAATCTAAATCTAACAGATGTGGGATGATCTTTATCATATGCTTCTTGTCTTTCAATATGATAAGCAGTAAACGGAACTACGTTATATACTCCAAACTTCTCAGCAATTTCTAATTTCAAGAAAAAGTCACCATACTTACACATTTGACGAATCCATGACCATAAATTGAATTCAATATTCAACACATCATAGAATAAATTGTATAAAATTTTCTGAATATCTTCATCACTACTTCTAATTTGAAGTACTTCACCCATGTCATTCTTTAAAGTACATTCATCCGCTATAATATCTAAAGCAGAAGCTACAATAGCATCTGTATCCATAGCATCATAATCTGAATATATAGTTGGGCGTAAATATCTATAGTTAGCGTTAAATTGTTGTCCTAAAAGTGATGTAGTGTTTGATGAATATATCCTATTGTATCTATCAATTAGAGCATTTGTTTCAAACTCACCACTAGTTTGAATTTGATTACTATCAATTACTGTTAAATTATTACCACCAGCGTTTCTTATAATAACATCTGTTGAAAATAATCTTTGTAGTCTAGTAAATAAGCCTGTATTTGCCATTTTTATATTTTTATATACGAATAAATATTAATTTTATAACAACCAATTTATATTTTCAAAATTTCCCCTACCATCATTAATTTGGAACGGGTTTTGAACTCCATTGGATGTGTATCCTCCTCTAGCTGTTGACATATTATTTAATGTTGCTCTAGTTAAGTCTAAACTTTGTTGTTGGAATTTTAATGATGTGTCTCTTAAATACATTCCTATACCAAAACTCATAACTAAATCATCATTATATCCACTTTGAGCTTCTGGTCTACCATTTTTCCATACAAACACTTTCATCTCCTCTAATAAACGTTTAGATTGTATAGTAACACTTCTGTCACCAATATACTCTCTAAATTTATTAATAACTAAAGGACGTGTTCTCATAGACATAGTGAAACCAGGTGTCATTCCTGTTTGTGTTTCATATCGTTGAAGATACGACTCAGCTGTTGGGGTGTCACTCTTAGGTGAGTAATAGAAATTTCTATATCCTCTTTCCATAACAGCATCAATTGTTGCCCAACCTATATTAGCATTTTCAATAGCTAACAAAGCATTATTGTACTCAGTAGCTAAACCACATAGAAAATATCCAAAATCTTTTGGAGGTAATTGTCCTCTATATTCAGCTACTTGTGTGTTTGTAGCAATATCAATAACATGACATGCTGAAAAGTCTTTACCATCTCCTCTAGCTACGTCAGCTACTACCATATATTCTCTACTATAATCAGCTGGATTCCATATCCATAAATTTTGATCAACTCCTCTTCTTTCTAAAGGATCTTTAATAGTAGTTGTTGAAATAAAATCTAACCATTCATTATAGAAAACAACATCACCTGATGTACTAAAATCACAATCACATTCTTGAGCTGCTATTCTAGGATCACCTAATAATTCATCTTGTCTTTTTCTCCAGTTTTCATCTCGTTCTGGATGTACAAACCAAGGTAATTTAATTGGTAGAAAATCATTATCCGCTGATTCAGCTGATACCCATGTTTTATGAAACCAGTTACCAGTACCATATGGTGTTGATAATACTATAGCTCCACCACCAGTTGCTAAGGTTTGTTGAGCAGAAGCCCAAATCTCTCCAATACCTTCAATAAATGCTGCCTCATCGACTATCAACATTGATACTGCTTCTGATCGACCCGCATCACTACTTGCTGAAGTTGCTTTAATTTGAGATCCGTTATTTAACCTTAATGATAATTTATTGTTTTCTTCAGCTCCTATTTTTAACCATGATGGTAAATTGTCAAACATAAACTTGACTTTAGTTACCATGTTTCGAGCAGTTTCCTGTTTAGTAGCAATACAAAGTACGTTTTTATCTTTATGGAATAACATTAACCATAAAGAATAACCAGCAGCTAATGTTGATATACCTAACTGTCTTGATTTTAAAACTATAGAATATGGATTATCTCTCCATAATCTTAATACTTTTTCCTGGAATGGATATAAATTGAATATAACTCTACCACGTTGTGGGTGTTGAATATTACAATATTTCTTTAAAAAGTGTGCTGGATCTTGAGCACATTTCAAATATTCCTCTCTTATTATTTGTCTTAAATCTTGACTCATAAGAATATTGATAATATTAATAAAGCAACACTAACAGCAGCTGAAATATTACGTTGATTCTTATAATCTTTAATTTGACCATTTAAATTGTCTAATTGTAGAACACGACTAGAATCAATTTTATTTAAGAATAATATTTCTTTGTTATATGAAACTTCTTTTTCTTTATATTTTGTAATTGTACTATCTTTTAAAAATACAACACTCTTATAATCAAGAATAATACTATCTTTAATTATATTTTCTTGTTTACATAAATCGTATCGTTCTAAATCTTTAACAATTTTTACAACGGTTGATTTAGGCATAACAACTATAGAATCACTTGTATCTTTCTGAGAGAATACTTGAAAGCTCATCAGAAGAAAGCTTATCAATATTGTTAATTTTAGTTTCATATTCGTGTTTTAAATTGTTTAACCTATTTTCCTTAGTATGAATTTGACCTAACACTCTAACAACTGAGTCTTGTAAACTGATGATTTCTTCATCGTATTTTTGTCTCTCAACTTGTAAAGTGTCAATTTCAGATCTTAAACTGTCAATTGTTGTTTGTAGTGCTTTTTGTTTATCATCTACTTTTGTCTCAGTTTTAATAACACCAACTGTTACTAAAATTAAAATAACAAAAATAACATATAGTAAAAAACTATTTATAATATTAGACCATTTCATCTTCAAGTCTTTGTTTTAGAGCCTCTAATTCTTTTTTAATTTTTGTTTTATCCTTCATCTGTTGAAGTAAATTTTCTTTTTCATCACCCTCAGCTTCTTTCCACTGTTTAAGAAGACGTTTCATTTCTTTTTCAGTTTGAGCCAAATCAATAATAACTTTATTTAATTTATCTCCTTGATTTTTTAACTTTTCAGCTGAGTCAATTGCTTCTTGATCTTCGGGTTCTGATAAAAGTTCTAGGATCTCTTCTTTAATTTTTTGTTTTAATTCAGTTAAATTCATATTGAGTTTTATGTATAAATATTAAAGATTTAGTGCTTCTTTAATTTGTTGGATACGTTCCTCAGTTGTACCATTAATCTCAACTAATTTATTAGGTTTGTATTGTTGTAATAACTCTACTATAGCATAGTTAATATCGTTTCTATATTGCGAGTCAGTTTCCCTAACGCCATTGTCCTCGATTCCTATGCCTTCTGGGTTAATATAAAATACTATATCGTAATATGACATTAAAGATGATGCGGCCTCAATCAATGATTGTTTATAATACCAACTAATTGATTTAGCTGATAAAGTGAATGCACATACATCCCAAATTGTTCTATCTGTGATTAGATTATCATACATTAACTCACTAGCTCTCTCAGCCATAAACACAAATTGACCTCTAACAGTTGAATCTGTATTTAATGGAATACCTAAATCTCGTAAATATTTTGATCGTTCAGTAGCAAAATGATAATCTTGAAACTCAGGTAATTCTTGTAATGCTTTAACAAGTGTAGTTTTGCCTACAGACATTGTTCCACATAATCCAATTCTCATAGACGTGATCCTTTAAATGATGATTGCTTATAAAATGGTAAACCGGTTTGATCTTTAATCCTATCTTTCCATTCTTCTTCAGTATATTGAATACCGTACAAATAATATTCCTTTAATTTTTTATCACCTTCAGGAATTAAAGCTGGTCCATCCCAATTATGTAATTTACCATCATACACATAAGCGATAGTACCATCTGCTTTTACTAATTTTTTACTTTCAATTTTGTTTTTCGACATAACTTTGTTTTTTAATAATATAACAAAAAAGGCTTGGATTACCAAGCCTGTTATTTAATCATTAATTGCTTCTATATAACTTAATAAATCGTTAAATACAATTTTATTTTTATGAGTTCTAGCTAAATCCTCTAATAAAACCATACCATCTATTTTATCATGTTTATGTTCTGTGATAAGTTTTTTTACTGATTTTAATGTAGTTTCAGCTAAAACAATATATTCTGAATCATCACTGTAATCTGATAAGTCATTTAGATACAACTCAATATATTCATTTAATTTTTCTTGAGATAGTTTCATATATTAAATTTTTAATTTTTTTAACAAATTCTTTTATTGATTTAATTTGACCATTTAACCACTGTAAACGTTCGCCCATTTTTTTACCTTCCATTGGTTTTTCAATGTTACCTTCAGGAATATGTTTTGTTAATGGTTTCATGTATTCCGACCCAGTTAAAAATACAAATTTATCTTTATTAGGATCAATACCTGATTGTTTCATTTGACCTAAAACAGTCTCACCCCATTTTTCTTTTTCATCTTTTTTCATGTCTTTTAAAGTCATGTCATATGGAGCTAATTTTTTCTCCATAGGAACTAAATGATGTTTAGCAGACAAGATAAACATTTTATCTGGTTTTAGAGATTGACCATACTCTAATGTTTTTTGAAACATTGGAGATGCTGAGTAAAGTTCTTTTGCTGCACATGGGTGGTCTAATTTAGACTTAGTACAACTTAATAATACTATTGTTGACATACATTAATAAATATTAAAAGGAAATTAAATCACCTGGATCTTGGTAATCCTCAATCTCATCATTCATAGTTAGTTATTTCTTAATAAATATTCAGAAACATAAATTCCATGAGCTCCTGATACTGTAATTCCACGAGCTGATAAAGCATCACCTACAAAATGTACATTTGGATAATCTTTTAATGCTAAATTTTTATAATCCACTAACGGTTCAGGGCTTAGATATTTTACTTCAGGCATATAGATACCCCAATCATCTCCCATTTCAGGAAATATAATTTGCATATTAGTAATAAAATCTTCAATATATTGAGCATATTCTTCACCTAATGCATTAAACAAAACATCCATAGTATCTACTTGTATAGCTGATACTGTATTGTTTTCTGATGTAAGACTAGGTTGACGAGTTTTATTAGGTGAGTAATAAATACCAGTACCGTTAATTTGAAGTTTTTGAACTACATCTCTTGACCATTCAAATGGATTTTCAATACCTTTAATTTCCATTAAAATACCAAAATTAGTCATATCATTTCTAAATTCTTCACCTTTTTTAGCATGGCCGTTGTATGTAATATCACCATATGTTTCTTCTACTGCTACATAAGCCGCATTATTATTAGTGCAGAATGAGCGTAATGATACATTATCAAATTTTTGATATAGTTTAAAATCATAACTAACATCAATTAGTTTTTGGAAGTACTTTTGTGGTGCTTCAAAACGAACTCCAATTTGAACTGATTTTGGTTCTGTTGGTAAATTATATTCATCTGCTAATTTCTTACCAAAATCAATACCTGATTTACCTACTGCAAATATAAGTTTATCGTATTCAATATTAGTATCAATATATGGTTTAAAATTTTCTAATCCATTATCTTTACCTAATTTATAAAATTTACTTAATATTTTATTATCAACGAAAGTAACAATTTGTTTTTTAAAATCTATGTCGTTTACTTCACATTCCCATTCAAATTTCACTCCTTTATCAACTAAATAATCATACCAACGTTTTCCTATTTCATGTAAATAATCTGTACCAATGTGGTAAACTGGGAATAAACGTAGTCCAAAGTATGGTTTGATAAAATCGGGTTCAGCTTGTGGATTTGAGTACATGATTTTGGGGGGATCGGGGTGAAAACGTTTCCACATCTCAATTGATTGATCCATTAAATCATAAGCTTTTTCTTCACCGCAGTATTTTGATAATTGACCTCCAATTGCTGTATGATATGTTAATTTGCCATCAGAGAATCCTCCCGCACCTGCGAAACCTGTCATTACTTCTTCCGGTTTACGAGTATAAGGATCTTTACCTTTATCAATTATAGTAATAAGTTCTCCAGGATAATTATTGTCTACTAATTTTAAAGCAGCACTAATACCAGCTACTCCACTTCCTACAATTACAATTTTTTTTGTGTACTTCATATTATTTATATTTCCATTTAAATTAATTTCCAAGACCATTTAAATCCATAAGCTGTTTTTTGTTTTCCTATACATGTTTGTCTAATACCTGAAAAGTCATATTTTAAAGATTGAGTTATATCTTTAGGTCTAGTCCACTCTTTAATAATATTACCTTCTAAATCATGTTGATAGATAATATATTTGTTTTTTCTACCAGTATTTAGTTTAGGAGCTACTTTTTTAAATTTTTTACCTTTATTAGGACATGTTCTTCCTTTAAATAATTTACTTAATTTTAATCTAGAATGTTCAGGAAAATATTCAGGACCATTTCCTCCTTTATTTTTATTTACTAAATTAAATCCCCACGATTTAAATAAACTTATATAATGTTTTTCCCAAAATTTCCATTCATCTGAAGGAATTTCATCTATTATTTCTAAACAAACATCAAATCCAAAATGTTGTTTATGATTTAATCTTCTTTTAATAGTATTGTTTGTTTTACCCACATAAAAAGGTATATTATCATTTTTATGTAAAAAATAAATATAAATTAAGGTATCCATTCTGGTTTTGAATTTGGTATTTTATTGTATTTTAAATTTTTCTTTTTAATTTTTTCTTCTATATAAAATTTACGATATGATTCTAATGTATTATTACTTTTATAAATATCATTAATACATTGTGGTGGATCTACAAATCCATTATCAGGTATGTTTGGTTTATTTTCATATAACCACAATAATACTTCTCTAGTTTTATGTTTTTTACTATATCTTTTTTCAAATTCATTACATATTTCTAAACCATGTCTAACAACCCAGTTATAATGATGTATTGATTCTCTAACCCATTTTGTTGATGGGTGATTTGTATGTGCTTGTTTATATGGAGCCTCAGAACCATTAACCCAATGTGCTGTACAACACATTTGAGCACATTCAATTTGCATTTTCCTAATATGGTCATCAACTAAATCTTTAGCTGCCACAATTGGATCTTCGTTTATGTAAAAAATGTTCATACTATGAATATAACAAATTTTATCAAAAAGGCCAAACAAAAGTGGCCCCAATCTTTCGATTGGAGCCACAACTTCCGTATTGTTTTATTTTGAATCGACCGGCTATGAATCGGTCTAAATGTTATCCTACTCTAAATCCTTTTATAAAATCATCCACTTCTTCTGGTGTTTCTAAAGAAGTATATAAATCCCAGATATTAGGATTATTTTCCTCTTCATCTTCAATGTTTTGTTCTATTTCTTTAGCTTCATCACTATATTTTTGAGCCACATAATCTGGTGCATAAAATTTATTTTCAGTGATAATTCCTGCTAATTTTTGCATACGACGAAATTCTTCTGATAGTATTTGTTTCATAATTTTTATTAATTAGATTTCATCAATTAAGAAGTTCATATACTCTTGAATATCTTCTTTCTCAAATCCTTCATTGTACCAATCAGATACTAATAATCTCAATTTAGTTTTCAAAGTGTTTAAGTCTTGAATATTAGCTAATATATCCATTCTATCAAACATATTATATTGGTAAACTTCATCAGCATTGTTGTTAACAATATCATCCCCCATATTTCTATTTGTTGAATATGGACCAGCAACTTCATCTGTTTTTTCTTTGTATTCTGATTCTGTGATTAGACCAGCAAGTTTTTGCATACGAACAAATGAT